CCACCTAAATACTCCTCTAATTTTTTTCCCGCAGGAGATAACGTTATAACATATGAAAACACTGCTGCCAATAATGCAGTACACGCAGCTTCAGACCAATATTGTCCAAAGTGTGTTAAATGCGATAATATATCTGCAGTAAAACAACCTATAAACATAAGTATAGGTAATTTAAAATGAAGCTTCCAGGGTATAAAAGACATCAATACAACTAATGAACCGGTAATTACACCCGTTCTTGTAGCGATCAATGTATGCTTTGCTGTCAATTGTAATAAATTACCTTGTACCATAAAGATCATACAAGATAACCACGCTAGTGATAACTTGTGAAAAAACAATGCTGTCTTTTGCTTAAACACCTGGTCCTCCACATAAAGCTAACGTAACTAGCATTACTATTAATAAACCTGTAGCATAATAGTTCATCCTGGCTATCTCCATAATTAGTCCTGCCAGAATTTTGACACGATACTATTCCAAATGGCTTTTATTTTTGCCCAAATTTTTTTAATCATGTTGTCCTCCATAGTATTATCCCAATTGCAATCACAATAACTACACTGAGAAACACTTCTGTGTTTATGTTCACAACTTAAACAAAATCCGTCTATTGATTCCATTATTTTTTCTCCTCAATTTCATAGAAAAACTTGTCGGTATCTTCTGTACGCCAAGCTCTACTATCTTCTACGTTCCAATCACTTGTCTGCACTTTCCAGTCAGGGATATTATCTTTTACAGTAAAAGAAGGTATGTCCCATATACATCTATTGTTTGGTTGTGCTGCAAAATTACCATCATCGAGGGCAATTATGTGTGCGCACTTATGTTCGTGCGGTATCTCCGAATGATCGGTGTCAAGTATATTACTCTCTGGATGTGCAAAGTCAACGGTAAATAAGTATTTACCAGAGTGCCATTTTTTATCTTTGCCTATGTATTTACCGGCCTGGCCATCTAAAATATCGAAAGTGTGAACAGCAGGATAATAAGAAAAACAATTCCAGAGCTGTAGTTCATCAAGTCGTCTTGTGGGCACTCCGGATGGTTCAAATCCCTTTTGAATAAACGCGCTAATTGGTAAGCGATAAAAAATTGCACCGTTTTCCATAATAGCATGAAATAGTATAGGCTTTCCTGTAATACAGCTAAGACCAAAGATAATGCAGTCTTCAACTTCTCCATGATGTTTTTTAAGATCATATAAATATTCTCTTCTTATCTGAGCATAAGTTGCTGGTGTGTTTGCATTTAAATAAGCCATAATTAATCATGTATCTCACCCCAGTTGTCACCATACTCATAGTCGACTTTATTTGGGACTTCTAATGTAACAGCGTGTTCCATAATTTCAACAATCTTTTTAGCATGTGCTTCATCTTGCACAGATATATCTAGCTCATCATGTATTTGTATGTGAGGTATGATACCTTCTCTGTACAATTCTAACATTGCTTTCTTAGTCATATCAGCAGCAGATCCTTGTATCAATTTGTTTAATGCTTTGTATGTGTAAGCTCTCTTGATCCCCGGTCCATGTTCCCTTAACGCATCCTCGTGTGTCATGGCCTTATGCATACCGAAACTATTAGGTTCCCATAAATGAAACCTACATAATCTACCTAGTAAAGTTCTTATCTGACCTCTATCCTGAGCTCTATTAGATGCTTTATCCATCAATTGTTTTACAAATGGTACACGTGAATGATACGTGTTAAATAAATCTGCAGCTTTTTCTTTAGTAACCCCTAGTTCTGCTTGAAGTTTACCTTTACCCATACCATAAAAAAGACCCAAATTGATCGTTTTGGCCTGTGATCTAGGTATGTCAGCCATATCTGCTACAGTCTGGTGAAAGTCTGCGCTAGCATCGTTTGTATAAGCGTCTACAACGTCATATACGGACGGTAATTTGTATAAAGAGGCATAATGCACTACCAGCCTAGGCTCTTGTTGAGAATAGTCAAAACAACCCCATGTATGGCCTTCCTCGGGTATAAATAACGACCTTATCTTAGGTCCAAGATCCTTGTTTCTTGCAGGAATCTGCTGAAGGTTTGGGTTTTGATAAGAGAACCTACCAGTCACCGTACCCCCTCCAGCATTCCTTAACTGATTTATCTCGGCATGTATTCTACCTTTATGCTCGTAGCTTATAATAGAATCTAGAAAAGTTGTGTGTGCTTTGTTAATCTCTCTTGCTTGTGCAATCATGTTAACAACAGGGTGCTCGTGTTCCTGTAAAAAGTTTTTTGTAAATGATGGTGCACCTGTTTTATCTGTTGTTGGATATTCTAGTTTCAACATATCAAATACATTTGCAACAGATCTTGCTGCCCATATTTGTGTATCAACATTTGTTTCTCTTTTTATTTTGTGTAATAATTCTTGTTCAGCTTTCTTAAATTGTTTTTTCATTGTATGAGCTCGTTCTACATCTACACGAACACCTTTAAATCTCATATCAACAAGACATGGAAATAGATCTGTCTCCAAATCAAATATATCTTCTAGGTCCTGGTTAATAATTTCTTTTTTCATCTCTTGCCAAAGTCCTAATGTAACTTCAGCATCACGTTCAGCATATGCACCGACATGCATTGAAGGTAGTTTGTACATTTCTGATTTAGGATTGATTCCCCATTCTGCTGCAGCTTCTGCAAGTGCAGCTTCGTTCTTACCATAACCAAGATAGTGCCACGATAAACTATTTAAATCATATCTAAATCTATTTTCATCAGTCACAGCTGCCGCTATCATTGTGCAGGCTATGTTACCATTTATTTTAAAACCTAATGCTCTTAACCAACAGACATCGTAAATTGCATTGTGAAAAACTTTTGTTGATGGTGCTTCAAGTACATCTTTTAACCAAGACATAACTTTAGCTCTATCCATATTACCACCACCTTCATGTGCAATTGGAAAGTATCCTTTGTAATGATTAGTTGCAACTGCAATACCTATAACGTCACCATTACCTATGACAGAACCAGATCCTTTTTTAAGTAAGTCAGGATCTTTTGTCTCTAAGTCAATTGCTATTTCATCTACATGACGTAAGTCAGGAAATTCTGTAGGCTTTAACCATTCGGTAGGTGCTTCAAATTTAGGTATTTTCATTTGCTCTCCGGTTCAAAGATATATTTATCTTCTATTAGTTTATTTAATTTTTGTTTGTTTGAAAAAGCATACAATGCAGCATGATGATCTTTTGGAAAGATCTCCCAACTAATTAGTCTAGGATATATTTCTAGTTCAAATCTATATTTTTTATCCACTACAATATTTTTAACTATCTTATTTTTTCTTGCCATCTTTTATCTTTTTGATTTCTAAGTCACAATAATGTTTGATCTTCTCTAAATCTTCTATACCATTCTTGTTTAAATATCTACAAACATATTTCACAACACATCCTTGAAAGAATGAGAGATTATTTTTTGAAATAAATTCATAGGGCTGAATGTGAAACGATTTATAATGAGATCCTCCTACCTGCCTATCTTGTGGAAACACACTATCCAATAAGTCCTTCGACGTCATAACCTTGATCCTCCTTTTTTGCTGACATAACATAAAGATTTTGTTTTGTACGTGTCACTCCTACATACCAAACTCTATGTTCTTCATCTTGTTTATCTAAACTCTTTTCTACAGAGTCTCGAATTGTTTTAGTATTATCTAACATTAACAATACATTGTCAGCTTCACCGCCTTTTGCTGAGTGTATTGTAGATAATTTTATTCTTGGTGGTTTACCTAATTCTTCACCATTACTTAACATTTCTCTTATGTATAAACATTCCTCGTAGTCTGATTGAAATACATCGTACCATGGTACATCTTTACTAAATCCAAACTCTGTCAGATCATACATTCTTTCTTCTGTAAGTTCTGTATCTGTACCAGTGTATTCAAATATATCTTTTACTTCTGCTAAAGATAATTGATCTCCTTTGGTCCAACGAGTATAATTTAGAACGGTTCTAAGTAATGTTACTTTGTAGCTTTTACGATCTTTGAATTCAAAATAAATACCACGTTCTTTTAGATAAGGTTTAAATCTATTTAACTTATCATTGTATCTTGCCAGCACTAGCCATGTTCCCTGATCCAATGGTGCATCTTCTTGATCAAAAATATAATTAACAGTACCCATATCTTCTCGTGCCTTCCAACTTTTTTGTATTCTTCTTTCGTCAGGTATTTGTTTTAAAATGTTATCAGCTAAACTTTGTACAGATTGTGGAACCCTGTAAGATTGTGGCAAAATTATGTCTTTCTTTGATTTTTCCTGCTGAAATTTTTTTACATCTGCGCCTGCCCAACCATAAATTGCTTGATCATCATCACCTGCTAGTATAACATATTTACTATTTTCCTTGATAATATTGAACATTTTCCACTGTATCGGTGATAAATCTTGTGCTTCATCAACAAATGCTACGTCGTATTTTGGACACAATCCTGACACAATAAATTTTTCAATCATGTCTGTAAAATCAACCAAACCATAAGATTGCTTATAATTTTGAACTTCATCTGATATTATTTTTAATAATCTTTTATCCATGTCCTGTGAATACATATCTGTATTGTACTCATCTTCTATAGAAATGTTTTTTATCCTAGCTGCGTTAATTAAATTAAAATATTCACTGTCAGAATTTATAAAACCTGTATTCTCTTCACCACCTTTATAGACTGTAACCTCAATACCTAACTGTCTACCGATATCCTCATAATGTTCGTCCTGCATAACTTGTGTTTTTTTCATACCTAGCTGATTAAAAGCTAGTGAGTGAAGTGTCTTAAAATGTTTTAAATCTTTTTTCTCAAATGCTGTATGGTAATCTAACATTCTATTCACTGCTTCGTTTGCAGCTTTAGTTGTAAATGCAAAGTAACCTATCTTATCAATAGGTGTACCTAGTTTTAAAAATGTTTTTACATACTTTAATAATTTAGTTGTCTTCCCTGTTCCCGGAGGCCCGAATAATTTTCTACTAATCATATTATGTCCGTCTTATGTTTTGTAGTTTTGTGATGTATAGGTACTTCTTCAAACGTTTTTCTATTTATTTGTATGACATTTTTTGTTGATGAATTATATTTACTTTTTTCTTTTGATGGATATCTTTTTTGATCTAAAAATTCTATTTCACAATCTTGATATGTAACTTGCATCATACGACCTGTCTTGTCTTCACTGTACTTCCAATTCTTTGCTTTTAGTTTGTCATAAAATTTATCAAACTTAAAGAAAGCATACTCACCTTCAATTAATACTGAACCAGTTTTAAATGCAGCATCACTTGTAGCTTTCGGTCCATTTATTTTTGCATGTAATACATCATGTAATTTTTCTTTTGGTGATGTACCTACAGGTGGCTGTACTGTTTTCTGTGTCGTGTATAGTGCATCCATAACAAATTGTTCTTCTTCACCTTTAATCAAAGGCGGAAAGAATCCTGCAGCTTTTGATATCGCATTTCTTCTTTTACGTTGATCATTTAAATGTTCAACAGTTCTACAGTGTACTGTAGCTGTACTAATACCGTCTGGTTTTGTTACATCAAATTCATATTCTGGTTCTGGATCTAAATCTATTTTCTTTAGATTAGTCAAGACAGGATAAGAACCTTTTGT